GCGGCCTGCTTGCGTTTCCGGCTTGAAAATCTTTCCAGGCTTGAAGATGTCTCGAATTTTGCGGAGGGCACCTTTGAACCATCGCCGCAAACCCTTCACGAATTTGCTCGGCAACTCGTTGATGAACACGTCAAAGAACCCACCGATCGATTTGACCAGCCACCGACCAAAGACCTTGATCAGCATTGCCGGCAATTTGAACACCACGGATCCGATCAACTTAGGCAGCGCCTTGAGCAACCCGCCCAAAACCTGGGGCAACGACTCGATCAATACCTGCGGAATCATTACGATCAATTCGGGCAGAACGGTCGTAAACGCGCGGACGATGTTTTTAAAAAAGCCCGCGAATTCTTTGGCTATCTGTTTGGGGTTCTGGGCCCCGATGTCGGCGAACGCTCCGATCAACGTTCCACCCGGCCCAAGGCTTTTGGATAGGCTGTTCCGCAGTGTTTCAGTCGGCTTCAATAGCGGCCCTGTAACGCTGTCGAGCATAGCCATCGCAACATCGTGCGGCAGTTGTTCCAGTTCGTTTAGTTGTCTGTCGATTCCCTTCTCTACGCCCTGCAACGTTGACCGCATTTTCTGCAATTGCTTCAGTTGATCGTCGGCTTTTTTGGCGCTTTGTTTTGCTGTGTCGTCGGTGTCTGCGCCTGCTGTGGCTCGCTGTAATTGCGTTATGCCTCCCGACTGAGGCTGCCCCCCAGTTCCCGCGGTCACCGCGCTGAAGGCTTCGATACCTGCTTTGAAGCCCTCCCTAATTGACGCGCCGGTGAACATATCAAACATTCCTTCACCAAACTCGACTTTCGCGCGCATTGTCGCATCGGCCATCCGTTTTGCCGACCCTTCCGCAATATCCGCGGCCTGTTTGAATTTCTTATTAGCTATTAGGTCAAAAATTTGGCTGATGTTAATAATCTCGCCGATGATGTCCCCGATATGGCCTGTGAACGATCCGAAAATTTGCCGCATCGTGTCAAAATTTACTTTAATTGTCGTTGCCACCCCTACGGTAAGCGCACCAAAAGCCTTCATTACCGTTCCGGCTGCGTTCGGACCATCGCCGAACGCCGAGATAAAGGTTTCTTTTGCCCCGTCGGCCATCATTTGCATATTGGCCAATTCGCGCTGGAAGTCACCAGCAGCCTTTGCCGCGTCCGGTCCAACTTTGACGCCAAACCGTTCGGCCTGGTTAACGAATTCCTCTAGCTGTGAACCGCTCAACGCCTGAAGCAAACCCGTCCCAGCTTCACCAAACAATTGAGTTGCGAGAGCCGATCGTTCGGTGGCGCTTTCTACGTTCTGCAATGCGTTTAACGACTCGCGGAGAACATCGTCGGCCGACCGGAGCGAACCGTCGGCGTTGACTACTGAAATTCCCAACTGTTCAAACGCTACTTTAGCTTCACCGGTTCCGCGCGCTACGTCTGCCATTCTCTTCGGCAATTGTTGCAACCCGGTTGCAAGGTTCGCCAACTGTAACCCCGATCCCTCTGCGGCTAACTTGAGTCCGGCGATCGTTTCTGCTGTTAGGCCCGTTCGAGTTGATGTGTCGATCAGTTCGTTTCTGGCGTCGACCACGCTTTTAATAAGCGACCCAACAGCTACCCCGGCCGCAAGGGCAGCCGCGCCAAATTTGGCCATCGATTCGCCGGTGATCTTAAACTGTTTTGCAGCACCCCCGGCGCTTGCAGTCGCGTCGTCGGCTGCATCGCTCACGCTCTCAAGGGCAGGCGTTGCGCCGTCCTTGATTTTGAGCACCATTTGTACGACGTTCGACGCCACTTTACGACCCCTTGACTATGACCGCCGGAAAGACGGGCAAATTCTGTTTTGCGATTGTGTCCAGCGCTTGGTTTTGCAACCGATCCCGCTCGGCCCACACCTGGACGCATAGCCCCAATTCATATGGATCAAGTTCCAACACTTCATGGGGCCACTTTCCGAACATCCGCGCTAACTCTCCCACCACTTGCAGCGTCTCCGGCTTTTCCGCAAAACCCGGCAAGGCGTTTCGCCGCCTCATCTTGATCGGTTGAAAGTTCCATAATGCGCGAGAAGAGAACATCAGCAACGCCAGCAGGCAACGACCCAACCCACAATACGCCTTTATCGGCATCCTCACGGCTTTTGTCTATCACCAACGATAGATCGTCCCATTGGCCCTCGCCGTCGCCTACTGCCATCGTGCCGGCCGCTACTGTGGCTTCCTGAAGGCTTGCCAGGTCGGCCGCCTGTTTGGGGTTCAGTCGTTTCATCGCTGCGTCAATGTCGGCGTCCGATTCTGCGGTTTCTGGTGTCGCCATTGCCAGCGCCGCGAATCCGACTTTCGCCAGGTCTGCGGAGCATATGCGGCGAACCCGCCACTGCAGGCCCGAGGCTTCGACCTCATCAATCGATGCGTTCTTGATTGCGTGAATTAGGCTCATGGTTTCCCTCCCTTGGCCTTTGGTTAGTTGCCGATACCGGTGCTGTCTCCGTTGATCACTGTCAGCTTCAGGCCTTCGTTTGTGCCGTCCGATTGACCGACCAGCGTGATGGTCTGGCGGATCACGTTGGCATCACTTACCGGGTCCGATGCTGCAGACAGGTAGGCGTTCTGTAGGTCAATGCGGAACGACCGCGTTCCATCGGTGAATGTGATGTGGGCGTCGCTTTCGGTGTCTGCGATGAACGCCGCGTAAAGCGCGTCCTCGACTTCTACGGTGATCGACATTTCAACGCTTTGAAAGTCGGAGCGAAGAGGCTTCGCGGTGACCGCTGATCCCAGGTGCTGCCGTGTTGCAAGGGCGTTGTTAACCACTAGCGACATGTCGATCAAGTCATAGGTCGCGCCGTTGAATGTGAACTGGCCCGCTTGACTATGCAGAATTGGAACATCGGTCGCTGAAAACGATGGGGTTCCCGCGCTGCCTCGCGCTGCGGATGTCTCGGCGATAACGTCGAATTCGCACGTCATGACACCACCAGCGGAAACCGCAAACGTTCCGGAATTCAAACGGCAGCCTTCAAATACCTCACTTGTCCCGGTGCCTCTGTTGTTTTCAATCGTAAGGCCGGTTGGAACGTCATCCGCGAAGGTATAAACGTGGGTGTAAGGGTTCGTTCCGCTAGTCGATACAGCGCCCATCAGGTGTTTGCACAGCATACCCATTGACCGATAGCTAGCCTCAATGCTGAACGTGCCCCCAGCGTTATCGGCCTGCACAAAGTGAGCACGCCGCATAGCGCCCGCGCTGCCCACCTGAAGCGTAGGCCGTGGGACCTTCTCAATGGTGCGCGTCAATCCAGACGATATAAGCGGACGCCATACCGTTCGAGATACAGCCGTGCCCCATGTTGACTCTTGACCGATGCCGACAGCGGCCCCTCTTCCGTGATAGATCGATGCCATTTTCGGCCCCTTTTATTATGATGGTTCAACCGGATCTTGGACCCGGATAGTGCATTGAAACTCTAACTTGCGGCCACCGGTCACTTCAACCAGCAACCGAGCGACGTAATTGGTGCCGGATGACCCGGCCTTGATGGTCGTTCTAACGAAAGACGGGCTCGCTATGCGGATGTCCGACGTCGTAATCATTCCGGCTTGTGCGCTGCTGTTGTTGTCTACCTGGTATGTGACGTTGTGGATCTCTTCAAAAGCGGTGTTGTTTTGGAACGGCATTCGACGCCGCGCCAACACCCCAGACAGGTCCCACCAAAGGTGGATTTCTTCACCTGATATTTTGGCGATCTCGGTTCGCGGGCTGGTAGCCCCCGGCGCTTCAGGGCGACAGGTGACCGTTCGCTGACTACCCGACCCAGGTACGCCGACAACGACGCTGCCGGTCTTGGCGTTGCCGTTGATGGTAAACGTCGTTTCCCCGCTGCTTGCGTCGGAGTTTCCCCAATAAATAAACCCAGCCACAGCGCTGACGGCCGTGCTGCTGTCCAGATCGACTAGGCTCTTGTCTTGAATTTCAATGGTGCCCACGCGCGTCGTAGCGTTGAAACTCTCAAGATCAAACACTTCAAGCGTACCCCCGTCTTGGCGGGTCACTCGAATGTCATTGCCGTTTGATTGTACATTGTCCCAGAATTCGGGCCAATCGTTCGGGAGCACAATCGACACGTCCGCTGAGGCCTGCGCGCTTGCGTGGTTGTCGACTGAAAACGGCGCTCTATGCGTCCAGGATGAAGAATACCAACTCACGCGCCCGCCCTTTCAGTGTAGAAAATAGAACACACGATGATCGCAAGGGCAAGCCCCGGCCGTTCATGCGCTTGACCGTCAAACGCTGAGGCTCTGATCTCAACGTCGCGGGCTAAATTGTTGAGCGTTCGATCGTCCTCTAGTGCCCTCATGATGTCATCCATAAGATCGCACCCCTCAAGGATCGATTGTCCAGCCGTCGAAGAGGTAACCGCCGTCCATGCTTCGATCTGGATCTGCATTGTTCGATCGTACCGCGTGAGCACCGTGCGCCCTGGGTCTTGCGCTGTGTTGATGTCAATCAAGTTGACGTAGGCGCATGGAAGCGCTTCAGGTGCAAACCGGTCACCAAAGACCACCCGATCCGATGCGCTTAGATCGTAGCTGTACGACCCGGAGCCGTTTACGTTCTGGATCTGAGTCTTTACCCGTTCCAGGATCTGGCGTTCTTTGCTGGGCATCAGGTGACCCCCAGGCCGCGCCGGATACTTTCGCCGAGTTCAGCGGTAAAGATGCGGGGCGCGTGCTTTACTGCATCGTCCCGCCCTGGACGCAGGAAGGGCCGCGCGCGGATGCCCTCGCCTAATTCGTGCTTCCTTGCATAGTCGACGCCTTCAGGACCGCCACCGCCGGTGAGCGACATGAAGATCGCGCTTTTGGTAGTGCGTGTTTTGAATCGAATAGACCGCGACAACGCACCCGTGACCCGTCCCAATCTTTCCGGGCGTGGTCCTCTGAGGTAATCGCGCTGTGTAAACTCAACAGCAAGGATCCCCACTTCCGCGGTCGCTCGGTGCAAGGCCTGCCCGAGTTCGCCCGTCCTGACCATGTCCGACAGGCGATCGTTGAACTGTTCCAGCGTAATGGTAGCCATCAGCCCACCCACGTCGACGGCTGCCGATACGGCCGCAGCATTTGCCGCACCTCCGGAAGCAGTCCCATTTGCTGGATCTGGATAGTGCCGCCGCCCTGATTGACCGACGTGTAGCCAATATGGTCGCGGTTCTTAAACCAGTAGGCCACCTGTAAGCCGGCCGCGTGTTTGATGTCTTCGGGAATAGACGTCCAGCCAATAACGGCGACAGCCTTGATTCCCCTGGGAACGGTCGTCCAGTACCCGTGTGTACTGTCGTCTTTGAGCCTTACGATACCTTCGAGGCCGTACAATTCGTAGTCGGATGCCGCTACTAAGTCGCCCGATCCATACGTCCGATCGTCGCTGTCGTGAATGCTCGTGATGGATTGGATGGGCGAGTAGGGGATCCGCAGTTCCTGCCCACCCTCGCCGGTGAGGTAGAACGTGTGGGCGGTGTCTTCCAATGTAGGAATCCCGCCCGCCGTTGGTGGCGGTAGACCGATGGCGGCAGCCATAGACGCGTCGGCACGGCTGATCAGCGTGTTTAGGGTGGTGTCCTCCCCGGTTCCGCTAATCGTCCGCACGTATAGACGCGCCTCG